TTAACCGTTGTTAAACCAGCACCAGCTAATGTCGCTGCATCAGCAGAGGATGTTCCTGTGCCAAATGTTACGTTACCCCACGTACCTGCAGCTGTTGAATTGTCTTGTAAATAAAAGTATTTAGATACACCAGCGGCAACAGTTACAGAGTTACCACCAGAAAAATCTTTGATAACAAACGAGTTAGAACCAAGGTTGCGAAATAAAATATCAGCGCCTACCGTGCCCTGGTCTGCTTCTGGGAGACTAATAGCAAGCCCCGTTGTGGTTGCTGTACAGTCAATGATACGTGTTGCTGGAACCTGACCGGTTCCTTGGTTGACAATTGCTGGCCAAAATAGTGGTGTGTTAGACCCGAACGAAAGTGATGAGTATGATACGTCCGTTGGTGTAACAATGGTACCTGTAAATGGTGAGGTAAATACTGGAGTAGTCATATATTAAGGTTCCTGAATCGTAGTGTTTCGATCTATACGACGTGAATCGTCTTCTTTCTTTAGTGAGGTTATTGCATCTGTGTAATATTGCTTCCACACTGGAAGTTTATCTAACGCTTTTAAATAACCTTGTGCTTGTAATAAAGCACCATATAACATCGCTTGCGGGGCAATTTGTGTCCATAAATTCTGCTGGTTAGTAGCATCTAATGGTTGTATTTCAGCATAATAAATAATTTCAACAGGATAAGATTTATTTGGTGCTGGGGCAAAATTCCAATTACTATAATCATAGTCAGCATAATACAAAGGCTGACCACCAGAAGATTCAGAAAGATACATTGACACATAGTCTTGACTGCGAAGTTTAACTGGCTGACCATTTACTTTCATAGACACTGTTTTACGCCAACGTGATGGTTTATTTAACACAGTTTGGTTAGTAGCCAAATTAGTTTCCACAACAATCAACTGCATATAGGTCTTTAACTCAGCCGCAATAGATGACTCAGTAAGTGCTATAAGGTTTGGAATTTGAGCAATAAAGCCATCGTCATCACGCTCCATATAGTCAATAATATTCGCTACAAGCGAATCGTAGGTCATTATTACGCTCATTTTAAAACCTTATATCCATATTTAGCAACAACATTTTTCCAGTAATTACTTCTTTTGTAAAAATCATACGGGCGCCTAGCATTACCTATACCAATATAAAATATGGTATTGTCTGGTTTGTAGTGAGCGTAAGTGCAAATCATATCAGCGGGAATAATAACTTATATTAGGTTGCAAGTATATGGGGCTACGATCTCTGTCCTCTTCACTAGCCTGTAAGAACGCTTTCTCTGCCAGTGCTTCTAAATATGTGATTCTATTTAAATCAACATCAGGTAACTGCAATGACATGGAATGTGACAACTGTTTTTGTATACAATTAATCCATCGGTCTGGTACATAAATTTGATTAGTTAATGATCCAACGTCCATCATTTGTTTTTCGACAATCAACTGAAACATTTGATATGGGTTGTTAGGCACGGGCCATAGATACATAGATGGCTCAATTGTACGGTCAAACCAATACTGCAATGAACGAACAGATGGGAATTGTTTGTTTGGTAGGTTCCAATAATCATCACGATTAAGTCGTGCTAACGGAATAACTTGTTGGCTTGTTGAGAATACAATTTGACGTACAGAGAATGTTGTTGCAACAGTCTCACGCAGACGATAGAACAAGTGTGGCTCTGTAATTGAAATATTGTAATACTGCCACTGTTTATCCGTCATGGTGATGGATGGAAATGTCTGTTTTGTAATCCAGTTAATTCCATCATCACTATACTCATACACAAGGTTATAAGTTTGTGTTGTGTTGTTTGGTGCGTAGCAGTTCCAACCAACGTAGTAAACGCTCTGTGCTTGCTGATAACCAAGCCCTAACCAGTTTTCTGAAACTGTTGAGGTTGCAAGGGATGTTAATGTGGAGTTTTGATTGAATGCGTTTGGTGATGTTGAGTTATCTGTTGGTAAATAGGTAGATGCTTGGATGTTTTGAACATACACCCAGTTAGCCTCACGAACATCGATAACAGTCTTTGGTAGTATTAATTGTTGTTGCTGTGTAAGAGCACCATAAAGTTGGTTCTCTAGTAACCATAAATTAACACCAAGGTTGGATAAATTTTGCAAATTATAAAACAACGCCTGTTTAGCCGCTTCAATATATTCAGGCGTCATTTCTTCTGCTGTTTTACCAGCATCACGATAAGCAAATGAAATTAACTGATCAACATTGATTGTTGTTTGACCAGTTGTATTACTATAAGCCATGTTATCTTCCTCGGCCAGAAGCTCGTTTAGTTACTTTTTGAGGTAATTTATTAGATGCAGGTCCAGCTTTTACAAATTCTTTACCAACCTTTTTAGGTATGCCTAATGTGCTTTTACCAGAAGCCGCGGCATACATCGCGGCTTGCTGGTCTTTTGATTTGTATGGCATTACTTCTTACCTGCACGACCACCACGTTTTTGTGCTGGCATTGCACCCATCGGTGCAGTTGGTTGTGGTGTTGGCGCTGCTGGTTGAGTTGGAGCTGGTTGTAGTGCGCTATCTTGCCCCATTCCAGCTAATCCCATAGCCATATTTTCACCAGGACTCATTTGTTTACCAGCCATTTGTTGCATTCTTTTAGCTTTTAAATACTCAGCATTTTCTTTTGCTGCTTTAGCATTTTGTGCTGATGAACCCATAACGTAATCCGATAGTTTGCCAACCAAACTACCGGCTTGCATCTTTTTTATTTTACCACCTTTCTTAAACCCTTCACGGATTTCTTCAGGTTTAAATGTGTCTTTCATAGCACCACTAGCTTCAGTTCTTGCTGTACGAGCTGGCTCGTCTATTTTTCTAACTGCCTCTTCTGGGCTATATCCTTCAGCGTCTCTTCTAGCAGAATCTTTTGCTTCTTTAGCAGCTTGTTTTTCTGCACGTTTTGTTGCTTCTCTAGCCGCTTCTCTAGCTGCTGCTTTTTCACTAGAACGTACTACACCTTTAAGCATACCTTTTAATATACCACCCGGTGTAACAAAATCTTCTGGATGTGATTCTTCCAATGGTTTATCGTATTCTTTTAATCTTTTTTGGTTTTGACGACTTTCATAACCAACTTGTTTTGAACGTCTATCATTTTGATCTGAATAATCTTTAGGACCTGGTTTAGGAGAAGATTTAGGAGCTGGTTTTGCTGTTGACTTAGGTGTTTCATCAGAATCTTTTTTACCAGTTTCCAAAAACTTCATAGCACGGGCACGAACATCATCACCAATGGTGTTGCTCTTATTATCACGCATATCAATAACTTCACCACCTTCTGCGTATTTATTAGGACCACCCTTAGCACCAGTTGGAGCCGCCGCAGACTTACCAGATTGTTTGCTCTTGATATATAGGTCTTTGTGCCCTGCTGGCTTGCCTTTTTCTTTTTCTACATCTGAGCCTTTAAACGCTGGTTTAACAGCCGCTTTTGATGGAGCACCAGCCTTACCTGGTTTAATATCTTTAGTTTTCTTGATGTTATCTAAATCACCAGCACCTTTTTTAGCTTCATAAACATTAGAAACAGATCCACCAACTTTAAATTTACGAACAGTTCCTATTGATTTTTTAGAACGACCACCGCTTTTTAATTTAGAAAGATCTGTTTTTTCTTCATGCTGTTGTTTGTCGTGCATTCCAAAAGCTTTTTTAACAATTGCTTTATCTTGCTTTTCATCTTCTTTTTCTACAGAGCCACCTTTTCTATAGGCACTTCCACCGCCACACATTTCTTTTTTAGCATGACCACCTTCTTTAAAGTGCGCCATTTTAGGTAGTGTTTTAAATCCGTCCATTTTATATCCTCGAGGTTAATATTGTGAATAGGATGATCAGTCCTTATATCTACTAATGCAAAAAACTAGGTATTTTCGCCCTTAAATGGTGTTAAAAATAACCTTTTTTCAGCCTCCCTACGTGGCATTAACACAATGGGTCTATTCCACATAAGGATGGCTTCAGCTGCGCCTGCGTAGTCTTTTTGGTTTAATCTTTTAACCACGGAAGAGCTTTTAAAAGCGTTTGCCCCAATATTGAAACAAAGGCTGTATAGGGCGTCGTATTGGTTCTGGTTAATGGGTACCTTCACAGACGATGTAATCGCCTCGTCACACCAGCTTAAATCGTGTCTAAGGAGGTTTTTAACCTCTTCGTCTGTCAGTGTTGTGTTAATGAGGTGTGGTTCGTCTGGTTTAATAAGGTGACCAACACCAATCGTCCATAAGCCTCTGACGTCTTGGTAGGCCTTATTACGCTTTCCTTCAAACCTAATAATCGTGTCTAGGGTGGATTGTGTGATTGCCATAATTGCACTAATTTCTTGGTCTTTATAATGTGTGAATAAAGGCAGTAAGAGTGCTGCCACTACAACAACTATAATACATTTTTTCATTATTTCTCAGTCGGGGTGGATTTCCATAGCATTTGGTCTTTTGCCTGACTGCCGTTAGACGAACCAAAGTAGAATGATATCACCTGTTCTGCCTTGGCTGATAAATAGCCCACCAGTGTGCCCGCCATGGCGGATTCAATTTTTGAGTACCCCATCAGTGTGCCAACCGTCACGCAGATGAATGATACCACAATAATGATTGCTAGTGAGGGAACCAGCGTAGACTTGACCTCTGTTTGCATATTACGCGCCGACTTTCTATCATCAACGGCTAGTGCCTCAAAGTTTAAGCCTAACTGCTCTTCTGTCTTTTTAAGTTCGAGTTCTGCTATTTTAACTTGGGCAATTTGGTCGGAGGTCATCTTGCCGTCGTCTAGCATCTGTTTGGCGGCTTCTTGAGATACCCCGAGTACCTTTGAAACAGCCTCGTAGGCAAGACCACCCAGCGGTCCGCCGATTGCTGTTGCGATGGTTGGTGCGATGGTTTCTAACCAGGACATATTACTTCTCCTGTAGTTTGTCTAACTTGTCTTCAATACGGTGTATAGCTTTTAGAACCTCTTCCCAGCGGTCAGAGAAGTCTTCTTTGTGTACATAGTTTTCAGCTAGGTGGGTGCGCAAATCGTGAAGGTCGTTCTTAAGGTCCTGAACGGCCGTCCAGAGTTCCTTACAAAACCAGCCAATAGCCACACAAATAAGTGGCAGTACGGTGTTAATAAGTGTCTGGACGTCCATGTTATTCCTGTTTAGGTTGTTCTGCTTGTACGGGTTGGGCGCCTTGATCAGCCGCCTGTTTCTGTACCTCAGCAATTAACCCAGCAACTTCCACAAACGGGCGTGTTCCTAAGTATTGCATGATTGCGTTTAATAATTCAGTTGACAAAGTGATCTTATCCATTACTTTTCCATTTAAAAAAAATCCGTCAAGGTAGGGTGACGGCTTCCCTATGAGTATTATATACTAGTTTGTTTGCCAAGGCAACGGCTGTGTAGAAGGGGTTACTGGTGGGTTTACGATAGACTCGATTTGACCATCAATGTTAGCCTCTAAGTTAGCCACGCCCTGTGGTGTGAGAACAGATTGCACCCAGCTGATGACCTGCGCCTCTGTGAGTTCGTTATAAGGTGTGAAGCTGTTGCTTGTTGCGTCTACGGTGAACTGCACGTTAACGCTTTGGCTTGCTGTTACTGGTGGTGTTGCGCCGTTTGAGCCTGTTACCAATGCACTAGCAAGCACCACATAGTTCGGGTTGCCGTCTACCGTTGGTAGGGTTGACATAGAGGTAATTTTCCACACGTAAGAATTAGACATATTATTTCCTTAAAATTTGATAATTTTGATACACAACATAAGCATACAGAACGTCAATTACTATGATAGCAATTAACACATCTTTAATAAACCATA